ACAAAAGAAGGAAAGAAAATAATCCTTAATCACCCCCAAACAATCCCATAAATAATTCAGCTTGGTTTTTGAGTCTCCATTCTTCCAGCCATATTGCTTGAGCGTAGAGCTTTGACCACTGGCTTATTTGCAGTTCATCTGGATTAAGATGAAAATTTGCTCTAATGATGGCATCAGCTTTGAGTTTTTCGTATTCTGATTGCTCACTTTGTAGTGAGCTTATAAGTTTTTTGCTTCGGAAGTGGTTTTTTGTGCACGCTCCATTAAAGCACTTATGGCTTTTATTTTGAGTAAATCTCTGTTTTCTATTTCTTCATCAGCTTTGATGATACAGTTATCATAAGCAGCACTTAATCCCTTTAACTCATCAGATTTTGAGATTTTACTCATCGCTTGTAAATCCTTAAAGGTCGGCTCTCTAAAAATAGCCTGATGGACATTTTCTCCAAAATTTACACTGACAAGCACCAAGGCTCCTTTATCTTGTTTGAGTTCTTCTATTTGTGTGGCATCTAATCCACAAATTAAATCTTCGTTCATATTTTTTGATTTTTTAACTCTTATGAAGGACCAAAAGTCCTTCACAAAAGCATTATTTTTTATATAGTTTTATCCACGATATGAGAGACTATTAGTTCAAATTCTATGGCTTTACTCATGTCTCCTTCTTTCCAATCCAGTTCTGTTTTCTTAAACTCACAGTTTTTCAGTATATGAATTACCATAGGCCCTGCATCAGGCTGATAACTGACGGTAATAGAAAACGGAGCTAAACGATGAAGCTGACCTTTTTCTGCTTTGGCTTTTAAAGCAAATACCGTCCCTGAGAGTAAGGTAATAGAAGCCGTTGCCTTTATTCTCCCATAACCACGAGAGACAGGATTTCTCCCTGCACCGTAGATATTTTCTTTTTCCATCTCTTCACCGTATTTTATGGCGGTAATCCCTGTTACAGGTACTCCTCCAATTGTAGCGGTAATATCTGCCCAGCCGTATTCTCTTCCGTTAATAAGTGGTTCTAATTCTACCATTTTTAATCTTTTTTAAGGGTTAAACCTATTTTTACTTCAATAGTTCTAAGCGCTCCTACAGGAACGATTTTCACCACGATTTCTAATTTTGAAGTTTTCAGCAATTTTTGATTAGGATTGATACTCACAGCATGACCGCTGATTTCCCCGTTTCGTTTCATCACATCTAAAACATCATCACAAAGAGCTTCTAATGCGACCACTCCTGAGGCCTCTAAAAGTCCAGTATCAGGGTCTATATAAGCAGGTCCAGAAATTTTCTTTATCAAAACCTTATTCAGTCCACGAATGGCTTTATCAATGGTTCGGTTATTCTCCAAATAAGCGAAATCTCCCTCTAAACTTGTAGCAGTGAAACTGTCATTGAGATAACTTCCTGCAATTCCTGTATGCTTTACCATAAAGATATAGCCCTTTTCATGAATAGCATCTAATTGTTTTGGGGTGTAATTCCCTAATGCAGAACCATCACAAAAACCAATACGGTCTAATTCTCTAGATTTTTCTTCTCCCCCTGTAAGGGTTTTATCATACGCTATGGAAGTCACTAAGTTATACTTCTCCACCCACGCAATGCTCTCATGTACAGAGCTTTTAGAAATTACTCCTAAAACTGCTCCAATACAAGAAACGGAAGGTATAGTAGATGATAAGAAGTTTCCACGCCCCGCACCATCCTGACCAATGACTACACTTACTCTTTCTGCATTAAGTGAGTGCAAGTCTGGAAGTTTGCTCATATCTTCAGCTGTAATTTTGACTGAAAGAAGTATACTTAAAGGAATATTCTCCTGTGCTAGTTCCGTAGCAATTTGGTTAAGTTTGGTTACCGAATTAGAAAGCGTATTTAAAGCTCTTTTAAAATCACAAATTGCAATTTGACGGATGCTTCCCTCGGAGAAGTTTTGCAAAACTTTTACTTCGGTATAATTTCCATCACTCTCCGCAACAGATTGAATATAAAGTTTTGCTCCTTCATTCATTCTAAAAAACTCCGAAACATGATAATGCAATACAGGATGATTTTGAGCAGTAACTTCTAAATGTTCCAATTCTTCTATGGATAGAATTAGTTTTTTATCTACGGTCGTTTCACCATAAACAATCAGTCCAGAGATATGGTCATCTCCTGATAACTCACGAGAGAGACCTCCATTCTGTCTAATAAATTTTACATTATTCATCTTTATTTTCAGTCTTTTTAGATTTTTCTTCTATAATATCTTCTTGTTGGTTAATGTCTTGCTTTTCTTGAATTTCTTCTGAAAGTTCTTTTTTCTCCTCTTCATTTGTAGGTGATCTGTCCTGTCGGATTAGTTTTGATACTTTTTTATCTTCCAATGTAGATGCATAATTTTGAGCATCGTTTTCTAATAGAAAATACTTGCCATCAGCAGTTTTATAAACGACATCCAGTTGTGGATTATCAATAAATACTTGTTCCATTGTTTTTTACTTTAAATTTTAGATTTAATGAATAAAATAAGCTGAATCACAAGAGAGAGTAGAAAAGCACCTCCCACCCACATTAGGATTTTGTGATACCACGCAAAGGGCTTTTCTATGTATCGAACTTGAATTTTACTCTCGTGTTCTTTCACATATTTATCGTAAAGTTTTAGGGCTAATTTTTCAGCTTGAGCTTTACAATCTATGCTAAGCTGATTACCATTGAGTGAAACCTCTGGTAGTTTTAGAATGCTCCCTTTTTGCCCATGTTTTATATCCTTAATTTTGGGTTTCCCTCCATCTGGGCACTCTATTTTCACTATCGTTCGGATGCTGTCTTTTGGGGTCAAAATTATCGTGTCTCTCACGATAGTTTCCTTTTCTACGGTTTTGATGTTTTCAATGACTATCGGTTCTGGCAAGGTTTGTCTCTCGGGCTTCCTACTGATACAGGAAACCATTAAAACAAAGACAAAACAGATAGATAAAGCGGTTAAAATCTTCGTTTTCATAGGTTTTTGTATTCTTCTTTGGCATTGAAACTCGGACAAGCTTTTTTCACATTGGGAAAATCTCGGTGTCCTTGAATGATTGCCTTTGGAAATTCTTTTTTTAGTTTGGTTAATAAATCGGTCAATGACCGCTTTTGGGCTGGGGTTCGGTTGTCTATGGGAATCATTTGTTTTGATTGCCCGTGTGGCTCACACCCTCCGATGTAGGAGATATTGATACTTACCGAATTAAACCCCTTCACGCCATTTGATATTTTTTCTATCTCTAAAAGTTGGATAATCTCACCATCGGGCTTTATCATAAAGTGATAGCCGGGCATTTTCCAGCCAAGATGAGTTTTCCAATATTGCTTAATACTCTCTACAGATGTCGTCTGAGGCGTTGCTGTACAATGCACGACTATATACTTTATGTCTCTCATAGTTTTAGTTTTTTTATATTAATGCAGCAATGAACTTTTTCTCCACAGGCACCGCAATAAAATAATGTCGGTAGTTGAGAAGATTTGCTTGATTCACTGTATCAGATTTCGCTTCGGAGAAATACTGTTTGGTAAGTCCTGTTTTCTTTCTGATATTATCCACTACGAAGCATACAGAAGCGGGTTTATCTCCACTCGCTGGGGCTTCTCCAAAAGCTTTTTTCTTTGTTCCAGCATAATGAGGACTTGCGATATATTTCTTTATTTCAAATCCTGCGATAATAGGAGCGACTTCGCCTTTTTTATAATTAATCAGTTGGTCTCCAAAATTCTTTCTATCCTTTAAGAGAGCATTCCAATGCTTATTGCAAAGCACCAATCTTCTGCCTTCTTCTGGCCATTCTAACTCATCACATTTGTCTTTTAGTGCTACCAAATCCTCATAGGTGCATTCTGTTCCTTTTATTTGTAATACTGGGGTTTTTGCTGTATTGTCATCAGGAGCAAGAGCGTGAATCGCCTTTTTATACTTTCTAGCATTGATTGCATTGGTATGAGCTTTGGTTACTGCATCTATTTTTTCATAAGATGCACCGATAATTTGGTCATCGGTTACCTTTGTGGCTTTGGTTTGATATTTATCCAATTTCACAATAACTTCATCATCGGTATAGTTTTCAATAGCGATAGGATAAGTTTTGTTGTTAATTAAAACCTCTGGATTAAACTCTGAGGTAGGGATGTGGATAATGTTTTCTTCCCCCATCTGGGTAACATCTCCATCAAGTTCGCTGACTCCATCTAAGAAGTCGGCCACCGCTCCGTTTTCAAGGGTTTGTCTTACACGACCTTCCCAAATTTCTGGAAAATTCTTTGGCATATTTTTCTTTTTTTTAATAGGTTAAATAATGATTAAATCGTTTTTAAAAGGGTTTTATAAGCTTCTGGGTCGGAATTTTTAAAGGCTAATTGCTCTTCAATGCTCAATTTTTGGAAATCCTCCATCGTGGCCACGGCACTAGTTCCTGCTGGAACATTCACTCCCGCACCGAAATTTTGTTTTGCAGGAATAGCCTCCAAGGTACTCTTAGCAAGGTCAAAATTTTCATTTGCCAAGAGTAAGAAACTTTCTTTTTTCTCTGCGGTGATTTTCCCCTGAGCGATAGCCGTTTCCACAAGTTCCATAGAGAGGGCTTTCCTTTGCTCTTGTTCTTTTGCTACATAGGCATTTACTTTCTCTTCCGATAAGGCGAGTTGTGATTTGAGAGCATCTCTTTCTTGTTGTAATTTTAACACAGCTGTGTCAATTTGTTCCTGTGAAACCTCCTGTGTCTGTGCTTCAAAGCCTAATGCTAAAAAGGCTAATTGTGATAATCTAATTTTCATAGTATTTGAATTTTCTATTTGAATATTTTTATTATTTTGACTCATAGAAAGACAAAGATTTTTCATCTCCGTAGGGGTAATTTCTTCTCCATTCATCATAAGTTTTAATGCCTCTGCATTACTTGGAATCGCTACGATACTCACCTCTAAAAGCTCACACCTTTTTAGGATAAGCTCTCCATTTTCATAAGTAAAATCTTCTTTATTAAAAGAAATCCCCATACTGGCTCCTTTAATAATATCTCTCTCTACCTTTCCTGCTATGACTTTAGCATTTTCATCATCAAGGTCAAACTCTGTCTCAGCTGAGAGTTTTCCATTTTCTGCCTTTATCTCTGTCCATTTTCCAATAACAGAAAGATTAGAAGGATTATGTCCATCTAGCATTACAGGATTGGCCTTAAACCTTTTAAGGTTTATTCCTACTGTTTTAATTTTAAACCCATAGGAGTTGATTATATTTTCATCATTTTTGTTTTATTCTCATTTCGGTTATTGACAAGGTTATTATTTAAACATATATTTGCCAAGCCACTTGTCTAAATACTTTTTATCGAAGTGTTGAGTGGTGATTCATAAAATGAATAACTCGTATTCGAATAGGTGTAAATATGCTCTTAAAGAAAACTTTACTTGTTGTAAGTTTGACGGCGGTATTAGCTGCTTGTAGTACAGCAACAAATGAAAAATGGCAAAATTTTGATAATAAATCTCTAAATGAAAACATTAGTAGTACTGATGCCGGTATTGTTGTTTATCGTGATAACAGTGGCGAGTCTACTCCAGCAGTCAATATTGCTGTAAATGGTGAATATCAAACATCATTACAACGTAATGGCTTTTCAGAGGTAGTGGTATGTGCACAGCCTCAACGTATTGGCGCATTTACAAAGATGCAAGATCCTGCTTATGTTTTTAAACACACTGGCGGTAAATACTATACCTTGGAAGGCGGTAAATTAATTTATTTCCGAGTGAGTGTAGATGAGATGGGCAATGTTGCCATGACAGAGGTTGATCAAAATACAGCAAAAGAAGA